TCTATAACATCGAAACGGAAAACGAATGCCAGAGCCAGAAGTCAATCCCGCCGAAAGCGTTGACCAGGAAGCCCCCGACACGACTCCGGACATCGTTCCGGAAGAGGAAGGCGAAAAGAGTAAAACCGACATCACCGGATGGATTGGGGGACTTCCGATAAAACTATCCCGCAAGATGGAAAGCGGAAAAACACTGCGAGAAGAACTGGAAAAACATATCGGCGATCTTTTACAGCAGGAACTCGATAATCAACAGGCATTTATAGATAAAATTCCTACCTGGAACCGCCAGTATCGCGGAATCAAACCCACCAAATCAACTCCATGGGAAAACTGTGCCAACGTTGCAGTGCCGGTGACCCGAGCATATACGGATTCGATCCTTGTCAGGGTTGTAGACAGCATCTTCAGTAAGCGGAAGGTATACACGGTCAAGGCCAAGAAAGCCGAACTCATGGAACGCGCCCGCGAAATCGAGGAAGGCTTCGATTGGTTTATCAAGAAAGTCCTCAAACTCAAAAAGAAAGTTCTGTTCCCGTTGATCCAGGCTACTAAAATAGGCGTAGGCTATGCCAAGGTCGTAAACGAAGAAAAGAATCGGACCATCTACCGGTACGCTACGCCGGAGGAACGCAAAGATAAATCCATCATCAAGTATGACCTGGAAGGCACGGATGCCAAGGCGGTCAAGGAAACGAAGACAACCTACAAAGGTCCCAACGTTTACCCGGTAGACCGCGCGGATTGGGTTATGTCGTCCGAAGTGGCCGATATTCAGGATGCCTATATCTGCGGGTTTCGGACGGATTTTCGCAAGGCCGATCTTGACCTTCGCGTCCGGCGCGACATCATGGATGAGGATGCCGTCAAAAAAATAACCGTCTGTCCCGACGATTTTACGGACCAGAAGATAGAGCGGGACGCGGACGCCGACAAAGAAAACACCAAGGAAGGTTTGTCCCAAACCTATGCGATTTGGGAACTCTGGACGAAATACGACGTGGACGAGGACGGCGAGGAAGATTATATCGTGTTGCTTTATCATCTTCCTACCCGTACCATCGCTAAAGCCATCTATACTCCGCTCTTTACGGGGCAGTATCCGTTTGTCAAATGGACCCTGTACCCGACCGAATACTCCTCCGATGGAGAGGGAACCTGCCAGACCCTGGAATCCATCCATGAAGAAATCGATACCATGCATAACCAGCGGATCGACAGGATCACCGAGATCAATCTTCCCATGATTTTCTACCGGCTCGGCTGCGGCATCGAGGGGAAACCTACAACCGAACCGGGAAAATGGTTCGGCGTCGAGGACGACCCCAGTAAGGTCGTCAAGGAAGTCCTGTTCCACGACACAACGCCCTCATCCTTTACGGAAGAAGATCGGTTGATGTCGCTGGCCCAACTTGCCACCGGGAACACGCCAGCCGTCATGGGGATGCCCACCGCCGAACGACCGGTAGCGCGGGATACACAGTCGCAAGTTGAAGAGACCAATAAGAAATTCAAGTACGGGCATGAAAATGTCCGCGAAGGATTTATTGATCTCGGCTACATGCTTCTTGAGTTCTTCGCTCAATATATGCCGAAGTTCACCTATACGAAGACGATTAACGGAAAAGTCACCGAACAGACGATGGAATTGCCCCTGGGCGATATCCGCGAAATGTTCGACCTGGACCTCATGGTGAGCAACGATCTCAACAGCCAGAGTACCCGCAGGGAAGGCAATATGACGGTCTACAGCCTCCTGAGCGATTATATGACCAAGGTCTATGGCATGGCTCAGATGATAGAGGGTCCAGAGGTGCCGTCCGACCTCAAGCGCGTTCTCCTTGACGCCTGCGAGAAAAGCGGAAAGATCGTCAACCGCATCGTGGAGGATTTCGATGTCCCCGATGCTGACGAGCTTGTCATCAAGGTTGAAAAAATCATCGACGTGGAGAAGGCGTTGGCTACGTCTCCGGATATGGCGCAGCCCCAGCCCCCGGCCCCGCCCGGCGGACCTCCCGCCCCAGGCGGACCCACGGGACCCCAAGGCCCGAAACCTCCCATACCCCCGCAGCCCCCGGCCCCGGTAGGTCCGTAACGATGACCCCTGAATTAAAACGGCTCCTGGCCGATTATGACCAAGTTGTACCGACCTACTTCTGGAAGAGATACCAGGAGAAAATTTTGGAGAAACGCACGGTGGTCGCAAAAAGTTTAGAAAACGCTTCCCTGGAAGACGTTCAAGAAATCCAGGGAAGGATTAAGGCGTTCGATATTATTTTAAGACTCCCGTCGGATATGACGGGCAAGGAGGATTAGTTGGCAGTCAAAGACGAAATCGAAGAATCCTTGGATCAGGAACCCGGCGACGTCGTCGATTCCGTCCAAGATTCAGACGTATCGGAACAAAAAGAAGACAAGAAGGTCGGCCCGACCGTCGAGGAGTTGGCTACAACCCTCGATGAACTCAAAAGCGAGCTTGGCAAGAAATCCAAGGAAATCGGGGATTTGCGCCAGGATGTCACCTATGAGCGGGAGCTAAGGGCGCAACTATTGCGCGACCAGCAACGACAACCGGTCAAACAGGAAGTCGTGGAGGATCAGGCCAAGTTTGACATTGAGCAACCCGACAAGAGTATTGATGCTCGAATCGACCGGAAACTCAATACGGTCCTGACGTATCAACAGCAGGTCGCCAAGCAAAGCGCCGATACTCGGGCGCAGAAAAATTATTACGTCGGCATCCGTTCGGTGGACATGGAAGACCCGCTCTACAAGGGAATTGAGCGCGACGTTCAAAATATGGTCTACCAGGGTTATCAGGCCGGAATATTCGGAATGGATGATCTCGACAAACCATCGACATGGGAAGCATCGGCTAAAACCATTCGCGCCAATCGAGACGGTTGGTCCCTGGTTCCTCCCGAAAAGGGCGTTAAGCCCATGAAGGGTGCGACGGGCGAGAGTCCCAGGACCGTAAAAAAGACTGCTGATGATGATGACTTTCCCGTCGAATTTAACGACAAAGACCGGGCTCTTCTTCGCGCTTTCGAGCGGGAAGGAGTTCCCATCACAGAAGACGAAGCTAAAAAAATAATTCGCTCCGAACGGGCGACGGGCAAAAGGAGATAACATGAGCGTTTATTTATTGAATCCGGTCAAGTGCGTCATTGACCTAAAGCGCTCACTACTCGATGAAGCCGCGTCGAACCCCGACAAGGGCGAGTATCGGTTCAAGAAGAAGGCATACATTAACTATCTTACCAAAGATGGACGGCCCCCGTATTGGTTTACGTGGGAGCGCTACGATCAGTTCAACGGATACCGAGAATATCGCAATGCCCTGGTGCAAGGATATTCCCCGGTTATCAATAAGATTGATCCCTATGTGCCGGAAGGCGCTCTCCTGCACGCCGATGGAGACAAGTGGACGTTCGATGATGTGGTTCTTATGAAATGCCCGCTCGTTGATGAGCTAAGGCGGAGAAAAGAATCCAAGGATATTTCCGAGTCCCAACGTCTCGGCAGACAGATTGAAGCGTTTCAGTCCGATGCCGCCTCCCAGGGAGCTGAAATCAAGCAAGATGAAATGGACAAACTTCTTGAGTCGTTCCAAGGTTAGCTTATAGGATAGAAAATTTCTTTGGAGGATTATAACACATGGCAAGTGTAAGATATTTTAGCGGCCCTCGCGGGGACATGGTTTCCTGCCAAGAGGGCGCAACCTCCGGCGAGTTTCTTGCCGGGGATTTACTGATGCACGATTCCGCCGGTCAAGTCGTTATTTCGACTTCCGGAAAGCACTACGGAATTGCCTTGCAAGACCATTCGGGTACGCAAGCAACGGCAATCTTGGTTGAGGAAATAACTCCCGACACCAAGTATCTCGCCACCTACCATACGGATGCCACCTCTCAGGCATTGGTTGGCGACCTTCTGGACTTTACCTATACGCCTGGTGGATACACTCTTGAGGAAAGCGGCGCGACTACGGACGTTTATTGCGTCGGCCTCAAGGATGTGGCGGGAACTGCCAGCGGAACATTGATCGTGAAGTTCCTGTACTTAAACTTCACGGCGACCCATTAATCTACGGAGAATCACATGGCTACAATTACCACAAAACAGGACACTACTGCAAACAAAGACCTTCTCCGTGTCGGGTTGCGGAAGATTTTCGACAACACGACCGGAGAGGAAACAGTCCTTTATCCCAAGCTCGTCAATGACCTGACTACGGACATGGAAACGGAGCGCGATCTGCGTCATGCGGGCTTGACGACTCCGACCGAGATTGCGGAAGGTCAGCGGCTGACGTTCCAGAAACCCGACCTCGGGATCATCAAGGAATACAGCCAGAAGGTGTACGGGACCGGGTTCCGCATGACCTTCAAGATGAATTATTTCAACAAGTACGGACTTTGGGCTCGGTACACCAAGCAGTTGGCCAAGGTCATGAAGGCGGGGAAGGACATCGAAGTTCACGTGATGTTCAATAACCTGACTTCGACCAGCCTTGGTTGCGGCGTGGGTTTCGACTCCCTCGCCATCGCCAACGATACGCATACCGGTCTTCCCAATGTCACGGCGGGCCAGTACGACAACTATCTGAACTCGGCCCTTGCCCATACCTCCCTTGCTTCCGCCAGGTACTATTTTGCTACCTTAAAGAACGACAAAGGTATGTGGATGGGCGCGAAGCCGGATACGCTCGTATTCGAACCGACGCTGTGGCCCACGGTTATGGAACTGTTCGGAAGCGATAACATCGCCCACCAACTTTCCAATACCAAAAACGTGTTCAAGAACTGGATCACTCCGTTCGAGGATGCGCGGCTGACTTCTGCGACTTGCTGGCTCGTTCTGGCCAAGAAGGACTCGAACTACGACTTCAACGTCTTTACGTCGATGAATCCCAAGTTCTACGTGACCGACCAGAACCTTGCCGACGACACGCTGGACAAGAAAGCGTTCGCCATCCAGATGTTCGCTTACGGATGGGGCGATCCTCGCTTGCTCTATGCGGGTAAGGCGTAATCAAAACAATATGCTGTTTGGGGCTAACACGAAAAAGAGAGAAAGGGACCGGGCCAAACACCGGTCCTTTTCGCTTTAGCCACTGCCGAATCAGTAATGATGAGGTAGGTGCGGAGGAGGTACAAAGTGGCTAACACGGATTTAAT